ATCAATATCAATTGTTTCAATTACTCCTCCGTTCTTCAAAATAACTTTGTCGATTTGTTGAGGATTTTTTGTAGGCATTTTTTGTTATTTGTTATTTAGATAAAGATAAGGCAGGGCGAGTTTATTTCACCCCGCCCATAACCTTAATTAAACAGCGTTGTGAGTAATCTTAGAGAGTTTGTATGTGTCGCGGTGGAAAACCGTAGCATCAAAGAAAACAGTTGTAAGATAGTTGACAGCGTGTTGTTTTGATTCTTCACGAATATCAGTAAAGAGGTCTTTAGAGATACCCATAGAGATAGCACCAACTGTGCCACAGAGGATTTGACTTGTTTCAGTGCCGAATACATTTGTTGCAGCAGTGAAAGTTTCAGAAGCGTTAATCAAACCATTAGCTGTGATTACGGAAGCATTTGTTCCGAAAGCAGCTGCGCTTACTTGAGCATTCTGCAAGCGTCTGCGGTCTTCAGCAGCGAGTTCAATATAAGTAGAAACACCAGGAGTTCCAGTTCCGTTGATAGCATCTACAATCACGAGTTGTGTATCTGTTACAGTGCCACCAGCATCGAGGGAGATTTCACCAGCAGCAGCAGCTGTTCCAGCAGCAACGAAAGTGAAGGTTACACCCTTGATTGTGAATGTGTTTGTAGCAGTAGGCTCAGTATCAACTGTAAGAGTTACAGAAGATGGAAGGTTGTTAGATTCGTAGAATTTGAAACCACTTACATTACCAACGAAACCATTGCGGTATGCTGTATCAGCATCGTTGAAAGTATTTGCAATTTGAGATTGTGTCAAAAGAGAACGAATACCAGGAGAACCAACAGCAAAGAGAGTTCCGTTATCACCATTTGCTTCGCTAAGTCTTGCACGAGCAGTAGAAAGAGTAGAAAGGATATTGCTTGCGCTGAGTGTGCCACCAGTAACTGTGTTACCAGAGTTTGCGCCAGTTACACCTTTACCCAATACATACTGGTCGATATAGTTACGAAGACTATAAGCAGCACTTGCAGCCTGTTTAGCTACCCATTGAGTAGATACTTGAGACTGTTGAACTGAATCAACTACCATAGTTGAACTGCGTCTTTGAGATACAACCAATGTATTTGCAGTGTCATCAACTGTGTCTATCTCCAAGTCTGTTCCAGGTGTATATGCTTGGTGTCTTTGTGGTGCTGTGTATGGGAAGTTTAGAGTGTTACCATCTTTAGGTGAGAAGCGTTTCACTGTTGAAAGTGGGACTGCCACCAAAGAGTTCTCAAGGAAAGGTTGAACTGAGTCAGCCCAAACCTCACCAATGGAGTTTGTTAAATCGTTAGCCATTTTGTTTTTGTGTTATTTAAATAAAGTGTTTTAAGCAACCGCTTTCTGCAACACTTTCCACTTTTCATCCTTGCTTAGGTTGTGGAAGTTATCCATAGATAATTCCTTGTCTTCACCAGAACTGGAAGCGGGCATTGCCGAAGCTGATTTCTTTTTGTTTCTATCTTCTGCACTAACCCTTTTGTGTGCAAAAGCTTCGAGTGCCTCTTGTAAGGCTTCACCCTTTCGGAAGCCTTTGGATTTATAAAGAATGTGTTTGCTTTTTAGTTTTGCAAACTCTTCTTTTGAGAGACCTAATCCTTTCAACTCTTCTTGGAGTTTTTCAAACAGAGAATCATCTTTCAGCTCTGCTTTGAGTTCCTCTTTGAGGTTTGCTTTAGGCACTTCAGTTTCAGGCTTAATGTGCTTTTGCGTCCACTTGAGAGACTCTGGTAATTCCTTACCTTCCGCGAGGAGTTGTTTTGCCTTATCAATCTGCCCTTGGGCAGTCTTTTGGCGTTGAACCTCCTTTTCATCTATGGAGGACTCTTCTTCAGAGGATTCGAGGGAATCTTCTGTTTCGAGAGCTGTGTCGCTCCCTGTGTCGATACTGGTCTCCTCAGACTCAGCATCTAACACGAGTGTGTCATCAGACATTTGTATTGGGTGTTAAATGTGGGTTTCCCCCGATGAAGCTCGATTGCTCAAGCTCCACACGGGAATTACTCACTTGGTAATTCCTTTTTGTCTTTGTTTTTGTTTTCTATATATAGTGCGCATTCTTCGTAGATGTTTGCGATGCGTGATAGTCCATCTTGGAATGCAACAGCTTCTTCGTGGTTTGGCTTCTTGGCTGTGTAGAAATCAAAGAGTTCTTCTTGCATTAGTTTCTCCATCTTGTCGCCACACTCAAACCAGTGTTTAGCTAAATCAGTGATTCCATTCTCTCCGATAATTTTCTTGAGTTCTTCCATTATGGCATTGCTTTCATTACTTCTGCGCTAATATCTTTCAATGCACCCGCTGGCGCACCTTGTCCTTCTTGTGCTGGCATCTCTAGTGAATCTGTATCAATCTGGATGTTGTTAGCCTCTAGCATCATCTTGTAAGCCTGAGATAACGCTGCTGGATTCTGAGTAGTCCTCATAGCAAGGATAGCTTTAGCTGTCTTGATTGAATCCTTTTCTTTCACGCCTGTCTTAGTGTTGATTTCTACATAGATACCTTCTGAATACTTGTCTAGCATTTGTTTAATCTCTCCAAGAGTAGTAACTACACTTTCTTGTTTAGGTTTGCCATTAGCTCCCATGACTTTCTCACCTACCATCATTGGCTCACCTGTCTGTGGGTTCATGACTGTCTCACCCTCTTGCACTGTCTTATCAATCTTGAGTGTTGTCCAAATTGGTGTCTTGTCTTCTGGGTCAACATACTCACGAATGAAATCCATTGTGCGGTAATGTAACCTCTTGAAGAATTCTGTATTCCTGCAAATGATTGAGGAAGCTTTGTCGTCTTCTACCTCTGTCTCAGAGAGGATTTGAGTTGCTGTTGTTTGTTTGTTTTCTCGGATAGCGTCTAGGTTGAATCCGAATCTCTTTACTTCTTGGTCTAACCATTCATTGAGAACCTTGATTGATTGCTCGTATTGGTCTGCTTGAAGCTTACTTACTACTATCGGCTCACCTGTATCGTTAATCACGATTCCCATGTGTCCATTCTGTGCCATCTCTCGGGCTTCTCTGATTCTTTTTAGGATTTTGCCATGATTCTTACCTCCTACGCTGATTACCTGAGTATCATTCATCGAATTCATACTCTGAGCAATCGCCTTATTCAGTAATTGCTTCTTGACGAATGCGTAACGATAGAATAAATGACCTAATCCTACATTCCAGAATCCTTCGATTGAATCTTGGCACTTGAAGTTGTCGATAGGTATGTAGGATTTCTCATCTTTCTTGTCTACAAATGGATAATCACTACCGATATGCTTCTCTAGGATTGAGCAGTAGCCACCAGCAAATACAATATGCACTGGTTTAGCTCCGCCTATATCGAAGTAGTGTGCTATTTCAACTCTCTCCCTGTCATTCTCTGTTTCTTGCTCGCAAGTCTTTCCCAACTCTTTAACATCTGCATCGGATTGTGGGATTCTTCCTACTCCAAATTTTGCTTTAGGATAGAGACTTTTAGCTTGGTCGTAGTCGTAAGTATAAATGACTACGATTCTTGTTACCTGTCTAGTGCCTGTCCTGCTTACCATTACGGTAGCGTTGGAATCTACATAGACTTGGTCAAGGTTCACTAAGTCAAACTTGATTGGTGCCTTGCTAGAGAAGTCTGTGCCTATTCTGATTAGACAATCTCCGTAATAGAGTGCTTGCTCGAATCCTGCTGGCTTCTCTGTGAGACACGCTTCCAGTCCTCCCATCTCCATTACACTTTCAACTCCATCTTGTAACAGTCTTCCGATATGAGATGAAGCCTCTGCTTTGTCTGCTTGTAGGTAATAGGTAGCAGATGGTATCTGTAACTTCCTTGATACATTATCTACAACTTGCACCAGTAATCCTGATGCAATTCTGTCTAATCCTACTGGCTCAGCTACAAGATAAGAGGCTTTTACGAGGTCTTGGATTCTTTTAATATCCTGCTTGTGCTTATTCCTGTCGCTAAAGTTATTCTCAATTACTTTGAGAGCTGCTTTAACATATTCATTGTCTGTATTGTTCGGTGGATTTGTTGGTATTTTTTCTTTGCTCATTTTTGGTATTAGAAAATATCCATCTTGTTTAAAATTCTGAGTTCTTCTCTTGAATCTGTGTCCTCTTCTTCTTCTATGCTAATTGCCATGTATCTGAAGGCATCAGCAGCGTGTGAAGTCCAGTCATGTAGAGGGTTGGCTCTGAATGACTTTGTGCTGTCATTCCACTCTCTGTGATACTGAGAAAGTGCATTAACTAAATCCTTAGTCTTATCTTTGTCAAAATACATTCTTGGGAATTTCAACCTTGCTTGATTGATTCCCTCTAATACTGATAGGTTTGGCGTTATCTCTGCTTCTATTCCGTATTCTCTTGCTACTTCGAGTGTGCTTTTACCGCTACTCATTGGCTTAATCTTTGCGTCCCACGGGAAGAAGTGTCTATCGTATCTGTAACTCTTACCCTTCAATACTCCTGCATACTCTGCTATTGTCATTCCTGAGTTTGAGTAGAAATCTACTATTCTTATTTCTTTGCCATGTAACTGGAAGAAGATAATAGCTGTGTCGTCTCTGTAGCCTATATCCCAAGCCGTGTTGACTGGCAACGCTGGCTCGAATACTCCTCCTGTGATTCTCTTCTCTGCCTCGAGTAACTCATCTCCATAGAAAGCTCCTTTGATTGCTGCCTCGAATGAACACTCCCACTCTTGTTCGTATTCATCTGGTGTCATTGACCTCTTAGAATCTATCAACTCTTCTTCTCTGATGTAACCAGTCTCTGAAGATTTGTGGATTCTTACATACCAGTCTGGATTATTCTTAATACTCTGTAGTAAATCCCAAAAGTGATTCTTACCTTTTGGAGTTCCTGAGAATATAGAATAGCCTTGTCTATCTGCGAGAGCAGGTCTGATTACTTCACTGTAAAGATTAGGTTTGATTAGTGGGTATTCATCGAGAGCCACACCATCTGAATAGATACCTCTAAGCCTATCTGGGTTGTCCGCACCAAGTAACTGTAACCTTGCACAATTTGGGAAGTCTATCCTTAGCTCACTCTCATTAAACTTTACTCCTGGCACTACTGAGGCGTAATGCTTAGCGTAATCCCATGCTATTTGCTTTGTTTGAACTAAGAAGGGAGAAAGATAGTGGAAGCGTGGTCTTTCCTTCTTACAAGTAAGGCAATCCTTAATCAACTGATTAACCAACATAACTGTCTTACCAAACCTTCTATGGCAAACAAGTAAGTTGTTTCTTTTTATATTATTGTGGAAGTCCGCCTGTAACTGGCGAGGCTGGTAATCTATCGTTATTACTTTCGTCTGCATTTGCCCACTGGTAAGTTATATTCTGATTGCTATCTTCTTTTACTTCTGTCTTTGTTTTAAAGTCATTATCCTTTCTTTCTAGATACCATTTGCTAATATCCTTGTCTTGGTCGTTTAAAGCTTTGTTTATATTTATCTTTGCTTGAGTTTTAGGCTTATCTTTCAGCAATTCTTTCTTTTCTCCAAAATGAGGGTTTGCCAAGCAGTAATCGTATAGGGTAGCTGGGTGTATATCTGCCAATAAGCAACTTTCTCTGTCGCTTAAACCTTGAAGGAAGTAACCTTCCAACTCTTTGATTTTGTCTTCTGTCATTACTGTCGGTCTTCCTCCTTTGTTATCATTCATTTGGGATTGGTTCTGCGCTTGTTACTACTTCGCATTCAACAGGTTCACAATCCTCGAGTGATTTCTCCTCCTTTTCCTCTACCTTTACTTGTGGTTGAAATGCTTTCTGGATTTTAGTGACTAAGATTACCGCGTCTGCTGCGAAGTTAAGACCTTGTGCCTTTACTGCCATATCTAATCCTTTGATTAGGGCGTTACCTTCATTTTCGTTTAGTTCTAGTTGAGCCATATTAGTGTTTAGGTGAAAGAATAAAAAAAGAAATTGATTGCGGGTATATAACTACTTTGTTTTCTTCTGCTTTTATCTCTTTTCTAAACTCTTCGCATGCCTTTAGCCAGTCTTCGTGGGTTAGTTCTTGCATCTTAGATTATTATTCACTATTTCTGTTTCTCGGCTTAGAAGTGTTGCTATCCAGTATTCTCGTGGTATATCCATCAGCTGCATTGATACTAAGAATTCATCTTGCCCGACTTCTCTCTCTTCTCTGAGAACCTTATCTGTGTATTCTAATTCCCTTAGTGTAATGATTCTTAGTTTCTTTGCTATCTTCTCCAACTTAAATTTCTTGAGTTCCCGTATCTGCGAATCTAAGTGGATTAGGTCTTCGTTCATTGAGTGTAAATGGCTGAGGTGAGTAACGCCAGCCCAACTCTCTCTACATCTTGGTAGGGGAGGCAACTTAGTTAGTCTTGAGGAGGCGTATTCTTCGCGCTGAGAATCTAGGCAGAAAATTTGATACACCCCCGCAGCACTAATTAAACTGATACTCTTTGATGCGAATACTGTTTTCTTGTTCGTTGTCTTGAAGCCACAAAGCCCTTTTTATGATGAGGTCTTCTGTCCACCATTCCTCATCTTCGTTTTCCTTTATCCTCTGCCTTGCTAATTCCAAAAACTTCTTTTTTGGTTTCTTATTCATTTCAATTACCATTTTTCAAAATACAGTATACCACATTTTGCACCAAAATGGGTAACCTATATGCTGCGACTGACTTATGCCTTTAGCACTACATCTTGTGGATTTGGTATTAAATAGCTATATTAAAGGTGTTTTGTAAAATAAGCCATTCTTTGAGTGTTAAAATAATCTCTTGCAAAACACTTGCATTATGTTATAACTTCTGATAGACTATCATCAGTTACTTACCTAACCCCACACACCATGACTAAAATAAATACATTCACAATATGCTTTATCGTGTTCTTCGTATGTCTAACAGCTGATTCTATTTTCAACACTGTATACAATCAAGTTGAAGAAAAACAACAGATAAATGAACAAGTAAACGATATGAACTCTAATTTTGAATATGTGTTAAATTATTGTAAGATAAAAAGTCTATTTGAAGATGTTAGATGTGTAAAAACCTATCTGAAGGATAATGGAGATTTTTGGTGTGATGGCGAATTGTGTTGCGGAGGAAATTCTATTGGTTGGTATACATGCTTTTAATCTAATCTCTAAACCCATACAGCAGCCGCAGGAACTCCCACTCAATCCAGAGGCTATAAGCTAGGGTTCGCCAGAGAAAATGCGTAGGAGACGCAATACAAGATAGCCTTCTTATCTCGCTTAGCACGGATTGGCAGACTTTCTCCACTCATTTAACCCCCATATCATGCTCTACTCTAAAAATCAACAGGAAATACCATTTATCGGAAAGATTATGCTCTGTATGCTAGTAGGATTGATGCTGGCAATGATTCCAGCCGTAATTTAATACCATGATTTCACCTGAAACTAGAAAATTCATCTTGAATCTTGGATGGTTGGGAGTTATTTTCTTGGTTGTCTTCTCCTACCTACTCGCCAGAGGTATCTAATTTCGCGTTTCTGTGCGATTCTAGCCACGCTAACACTTCCTTACGAGTAAGATGGCTTTTTTTATCAAAACCTCCTATAAACGATTTAAACATCATTTTTGACGATTTTGTCATTTTGGACTGGAAACAGTAGTCTATCTTCGTGATTATCACACGCATAAAACACAGTATCGCCATCTTGATACTTAGTTTTATACAGCGGTTTTCCGCAATTTGGGCAGTTAGGCATTAAATTTTAAAATATCCATTTCTTCTGCTTTTTCTTTCGTGCAAAGAGTTATGTTGTTCCCAGTATCATCGGTATAATAATAATCTTGAGGGTCTCTATAACCACAACTATCACACATTCCGCCATACATCATCGAAGATGGCGCGTCATACCATTCCATATCTTTACCACACTTAGGGCATTTACCAATTGTTATTGTTCTGTCTCCCATAATTTAAGAGTTAAGTAATTCCTTAATCGCGTCTAAGAAGGTTTCACACGGGGTTGAATAGTTTTCTTTTGATACCATAAAATATCCAGTTTCTTTATCTCGCTTTATGTTTTTTAAAATATCATTCATACAATTCCTTTAATTTCTTTAAAAATCTTTCTCGCATCTTATATTCCATAATCTATCTTCGACTAACTCATCAATTCTTTCTTCTTCTTGTTCCTTCTTTGTTAATTTCGTTTTTGGTTTATTAATAACTTTATTAACTACTTTATCACCTTTAATTTCTTTGATTTTCATTAAATGTATTCTGGTGAGTTCTTCTTTTTCTATCACTCCTCCGATTCTATGAGCTTTGTTGTGGCATTCTCGGCAGAGCGCGATTAGATTCTCGATGTAATCTTTATTTTTACTTCCCCCCATTCCCCTATCTTGTATGTGATGCGTATCGCTTGCAACTCTACCACAGACCTCACATAAAACTATTGCATATTCTCTTCCAAAGTCTCCACGACAGAAAAAATCGAGATATACTTTAGTGTGTTTTTTCAAATGAATTGTTTAGTGAATTGAATCGCCTCTTCTGCGCCATACGCTACGATTGCCTCAACGCCTTTAATTTCATTTATTCTTTTAATCCACTCTTTTTGCTCTAGGCTAACAACTCCTCCGATTGTTCTCTTTAACTCGATGAATATAATTCCTTTGGGAGTTAAGATTATGTAATCAGGAAAACCTTTGCTTACCCCGCTGGCAGTATTCTTTCTTTTTTGATTCCAGCTAGTTGTGAAAGTTTCGCTAGGAGAGTGGTGGAAGAATAGTTTTTTTAGTTTCAACCACTCAACCAAAACTAAAGCCTCTTCGTATTCTGTTGGAATCTCTTTCTTTTGCGAGATAGTCTTAGTTTTTTTCATCTAAATTTATACCAATTTTATCTAACCATGCTTTATATGTTTTAAATTCTTTCAATATACTTTTTTGTGTATCTAGTCGTTTTCTATCAAATATAGATAAGTGTTTCCTTATTTGAGATAGTGTTTTTTGTTTAGTCATTTCTTAATTACATATTTTTTCTGACAATTTTCACAAGTAAGACAATGGCAGATAAACCAGATACTCGACAACTCTCGAGCCATTTGTTTCGCTTCTTTTTGTGTAAATGGTTTTTGTCTAGGCATCTTAGCTCTCCATTCAAGGTCTTCTGTATATTCAGGATTAGCTATCTCCAAAACATCTTCAACCATTTTTTTATAATCGAGATTTGGTTTCTTTTTCATCTTATTTAGTCTAGCATACTTCTTTCTTAGAATCAAGCATTTTTCTAATTCTTTTCAATACCCTAGTTTTAATTATGTTGTCTTGAGTTTCTTTCCCAACTAAAAAAAAGGCTGGTGGCATCTTACTGATTTCTTGTGCTACCGCCTTTTTTACTTCTTCTTTGTGATTCAATCCGTATTCTATTACTTCTGCATCATTCCATACTTCATCAACTGTGTCAATATATTCTTCTTTACTAACTCTCTCTCTGCCGCTATCATATTTCACCTCCTTTTCTTTAATTGATTTCTCATATTCATTCCTGACTTTCTGCTTAGCGAATTCCTTTGTCTTCTTAAAACGGTTTATGATTGTATTAGCCCAAACATCTCTATCGTGTCCGTAACAGTGAGCTATCATTCCATCAATCTGTTCAGTCCAACCCATTTCTTTATAATCTTCTGCCAGTCTTAAATACTTTTCCT